ACGGGCTTACCTCAAGTTCATGTTATAGTTGGAACAAATGTATCTATACCTACCAGAACCTCTAATAGCATAGTCATAACCGATGGAACAGCAACTTTCAATCTAGTGGCAATGCAAGCGGGTCTTGATACTGAGGCAGTAACTATATATAATAGAACTATATATAATTGTCAGGTTAATAACGAATCAGGACCTATAGCATATGATAGATTTTCAATAGGAAGTACACTAGTAATATTACCAGGCGGATCGTTTCGGGTGATTTACGATGCCTCTATAAGTAGGTGGATTTTTGATAATGCGCTACTAAGGGATGGTGACACAACGAAAAGAGGCAATATTAATATGTTTGGAAATATTAATTTTCCAAGTGGATCCAATCCGGGAGCTAGACAGTTCTTTTTTAATTCGTCAGGATCAATCTCATTTAGGATAGCTTTTAACGGGGCGGAGTTTTTTCAAGCCACTACAAATGGGATATTCTCAACACGGAGTTACGATATTTATGTTGGGGGGAATCTAGGAGCTGGCGGGCCAACTGGGCTAGTTCGTGTTTTTAGCGCCGGAACTGATGGAAAGGTTTTTCATAGTAGATCTTCGAATGGAACTGAATCTATAAGACGAGATGAACAAAGGCTTTTCTATGTTAGAACTATAACGACATCAGGAACGATAAACAGCCTAGTATTGCAGAATGGAATATTCAACTACCGATTTACCGCAGCCACTTCAATCACAGGTTTTAATCCCGATGATATTGGTCAGTCTATTATTATTCAAAATGCTTCTAGCGGTACATTAACACTGGTTCACGAAAGCAGTCTAAGTATTGGAGGTATGAGAATAAGGATTATAGGTGGGTCTGATCTAGTTATTCCAATCGAGGGAAAAGTCACTTTGATCTATGTCACAGAAAACCGATGGGAACTATTATCTAAAAACTTCTAATTATGAAAACGAACGACATAGGAATAGTAAATATTCAGCTTAGGCGAGGGAACAATAAGGCTGAAACCCTTGCGTTCTTCGATGTTGCAGCGGACAACAGCCAAACGCCAAAGGACTTACGGCTATACAATGCGATCAGAATGGACATAAAAAAGACTACTGACGTTAATAGTCCTGTTATTGAATCTTTTGCAATCGGTACGGGGCTTGCAATCATAGGAGAAGATTTTAATATTCTCGAAATTACGTTTTCCCGAGAATTTATTGAGGTCAATGATATTCAATACGTCTACGATATTCTTTTCAGAGAGGATCAGGACTTCGCTAATTTGATAGGCGGAGTCATAAATATTAACAATACAGTTACGATATGAGCGTTATAGTAGTTAAGTCAGAAACTAACGAATACAGGATTCTTGTCAAAGCAGGCGACGAAGAACTAGCTAGACAAGAGGCGGTAAAAGCTGCAATCAGTGCCGAGGAGGCTAGACTTTCAGCTATTGCAGCAGGTGACTCTGAGCAGGTAGCTACCGAAAAAGCAGCACAATCTTTGGAGGATGCAGCGGAGGCCCTTGCTTCAAAAGTAGATGCTGAAAGTGCCGCTACTGCTTCGGAGGGCTTTGCTACGGACTCCAATGATTCGGCAGTTGCTTCTGAGGTTGCTAGACTAGCCAGTGTGGCAGCGCAAGGAATTGCCACTACTCAAGCGCAAAACTCAAGTACCTCTGCTGGGCAATCGGCTGAAAGTGCTACGGCTGCGGAGGCTGCGAAGAATATAGTCTTAGCTAACATCATTGATCCAGCAACGCAAATAGAAGTTTCTGCAGATGTAACTGCTTTGGAAGCTTGGAGAAACAAAGTAATCATAGTCACAAATGATTCTACAATAACAATTCCAGCACAGCTATTTACGGATAACTGGACTTTTCGAGTAATTGTACTAAACGGATTTTTACAAATTTCAAAACTTGGAGCAAAGACTTTTCCATTTGGAAATCCAGAACCTTTAATTAATCCAAAATCTGATTTTAGCATTCGACAAAGAGGATTAACTCAAGAAATAATTATTACGGGAAATATTATAAGTACACCTTTCGAGGCATCATTTCAAACTCAAAATATTTTAGCAGGTGGGAGTAATGATTTTCAGGTTAGGCTACCATTTTCAAGTATTTCTTTTGAACCTGTAATGGTTGATTGGGGGGATGGTACTGTAGAAAGCGTAACAACCTTTAATGCTGCAAATACAACTAAAACATACCTTGTAAGAGGGGAATACAGAATTAAAATCTACGGTAATATCTTCTTTTTGCAGTTCAATAACGAAGCTGAGCGTTTGAAAATTGGAGAAATAATTTCTTGGGGTGGAGCTGTTATAGGTACATCTGCTTTTTACGGTTGTGAAAATTTATCGGCTATAGACGTGAAAGATGCTCCTTATAATATTTCTACAAATATTTCCACCGCTTTTCGAAATTGTGTAAACCTTACAAAGGTGAGGGGTATGAATGAATGGAATACTCAGAATGTTATTAATATGGCAGTTATGTTTTATAACGCAACTGCTTTCAATACGAATATTGGATCTTGGAATACCCAGAATGTTACTAATATGGGTAGTATGTTTAATGGCGCAACTGCTTTCAATACGAATATTGGATCTTGGAATACCCAGAATGTTATTAATATGCGACAGATGTTTCAAAACGCAACTGCTTTCAATACGAATATTGGATCTTGGAATACCCAGAATGTTACTAATATGGTTGATATGTTTTATAACGCAACTGCTTTCAATACGAATATTGGATCTTGGAATACCCAGAATGTTACTAATATGGGTAGTATGTTTAATGGCGCAACTGCTTTCAATACGAATATTGGATCTTGGAATACCCAGAATGTTACTAATATGGTTAGTATGTTTAATGGCGCAACTGCTTTCAATACGAATATTGGATCTTGGAATACCCAGAATGTTACTAATATGCAACAAATGTTTTTTAGCGCAACAGCTTTCAACCAAAACATAGGAGCTTGGAATGTTTCGAATATAATCAATTTTATAAATTTTATGTCTAATAAAACCTTTGCAAATTATTCAGCAGCAAATTACAACGCACTTCTAATCGGTTGGGCAAGTAGACCTGTACAGCCGAATATTACAATATCTTTTGGAACTATACGATATACGTCAGCGGCAAGCGTAGCAAGAGCAGTTTTAACGGGTTCGCCTAATTTTTGGACAATAATCGACGGAGGAATATGAAATTCTACAAACTAGCAAAAGAATACGGAATACTTATAGATGATCAAGTAATTGCAACTGAGCGTAGTATAGAGTACATCACAAGGGAAGCATATATCTTGGCAACGGGCGAAGATTTACCTTTGGAAGAGGTACCCTTCTCAATCACACCATCCCAAGGTAGAATGATGTTGCTACAAATGGGCTTATTGTCAACCGTAAAAGCCTCTATTGAATATTCAAGCAACGAAACACTAATAATATTCTGGGAGTATGCACTTAGTTGGGATCGGGATAATATCCACATTGCAGCAATGGCAGGTATGCTAGAAATGAGCGAAGATCAAACAGATGATTTCTTTATTGAAGCAAAAAAGATATAGATGCAATTCGATAAACTAACAGATCCAATCGACTACACAGAAGAAAATTTTATCGGGGCCAAAGTTCTACTTATAACTAGTATGTCTTTTCTAGGCATAAGTTACGGGCTTATTTTGCTGCTTTGGTTTTTTATGGTCTGTGATACGCTTCTAGGCTTAATAGCTTCAATCGTAATAAGTGGATGGCACTCAATCACAAAAACCAGATTTTGGGCGGGCATACTTACTAAGATTTCGATACTTTTCATTCCGCTGAGTCTTGCAATTACAGGAGCGTTGGCAGGATTCAATTTGAACATTTTTGTATTTTCGTCTATTTATGTTCTAATTGCAAATGATGCGATCAGCTGTTTCACAAATCTTTTATCGATCAAAACCAAAAAACGCTACATTAACAGGGATCTAGTCGAGATACTTATCAATGCCCTACGCACGAGCATCTACAAATTTGCCGAGGGGATTATTACAAAAATCAAAAAAGAATGATAGTTACAAAAATAACTAAGAATATTCACAGAATTGATTTAGGTATTTCCGGAAGGCTTGCGGTAATCTCAGACCTCCACTGGGATAATCCGAAATGTGATCGGGAAAAATTGAAAGCGCACTTAGATTATTGCCTGAAAAATAAGATACCCATTTTTGTAAACGGTGACTTCTTTTGCCTGATGCAAGGAAAGGGAGATAGTAGAGGCAATAAATCAGACATTCGAGCCGAACACAACAACGCGAAGTATCTTGACTCTGTAGTCGAAACCGCTGTTGAATGGTTTGCGCCCTACGCTTCAATCCTAACTGTAATCGGTTACGGTAATCATGAAACTGCAATTATCAAACATCAAGAAACCGACTTGTTACAGCGATTTGTAGACTTGCTTAATTACAAGTGCAAATCAAATGTTTTTGCAGGCGGTTACGGGGGTTGGTTGATACTCGATAAGAAGCACAAAGAAAGCAGTGATAAAGTGCTGACTAGAACACTGAAATATTTTCACGGTTCGGGAGGTGGGGGCGTGGTGACTAGAGGCGAAATTAACCTTACAAGGGCTTTGGAGATACATGAAGGATTTGACATCTATTGTCTTGCGCATATTCACGAAAATAAAGCTACTGACGTGGTTAGAGAGGCGGTTCGATTCAATAACGGAAGCCATAATTTTGAACAGATACAACGGAACTTACACCTAATGATTACAGGCACGTACAAAGAAGAGTTTGGAGATGGTTCGGGTGGTTGGCACTTAGAAAGAAATGCACCTATAAAGTATATTGGAGGCAGGATATTGACGCTTACAAGTCACTTGAAAAATAATGAATATGATGTTTTAGTTGACTCTATAAAATTTCCGTTATGAAACTAAATGAAAAAGGAACTGTATTATTGCACCACTTTGAGGGGCTAAAACTAAAGGCTTATAAGTGTCCTGCTGATGTTTGGACTATCGGTTATGGCAATACCTTTTACGAAGACGGCAGCAAGGTTAATCAAGGTGACACACTGACTAAAGAAAGAGCTAGTGAGCTTTTTGATTCCGTAGCTTTTTCGTTTGCAAATCAGATTACAGGCAGCATAAAAGCAAAATTAAACGAGAATCAATTTAGTTCTTTGGTTTCTTTCGCTTATAATGTAGGGGTTACTAATTTCAAAAAATCAACGCTGCTAAAAAAGATCAACATAGACAAAAATGATCCCACAATATTTGCAGAGTTTCTAAGGTGGGACAAGGCAGCGGGCAAAGTATTGGCAGGCTTAAAACTAAGACGTGAGGCAGAGGCTAAATTGTACTTTGAAAAATGAAATACCTCTTACTATTCTTAATGCTTTTCAGCTCTTGCAGGACTGTAAAAAAGGATATAAGCAAGTTATCCGAAACCTTAGCGGAAAAAAATACTGAGCAAATCACAGAAACCGTAAACGAAAAGGCAGTTGTAAAATCCGTATCTGAGCTAAAAAAAGCCTCGGAGTCCTTTGAGATTGCAGGATTAAAAATTTATCCTAAAGGCGTTTTTGTTCTTGACTTGTCCGGCACTTTCACCGGGGAGGCTGATTCGGTTGTGCAGGTCAAAAATAAGGCTGTTAGCGATATTTACAATCAAAGTAATGTAATTACACAGGTTAAGGAGTTGGAGGCTACTAAGGATATTAAAAATGATTCTGAACGGATTGAGAGTAAAGAAATATTAGATAAAAAGGTTGAGCGAAAGCCTAATACCGTATTGGGTATTTTTTTAGTTGTCATCGCTTTGGGGGTTGGCTGGTTTTTTTACTGGAAAAATAAATAGTCTTTTATGTTGAATTATTAAATAAAATAGTTAATTTTATGGTATAGCAATTCAGCTATAACAAACCAGAGCGACATGACATATTACAAAGCAGTAATTATCGAGAAAACAGCAGCAGATTTTGGATCTATAATAGCTAACACAAAAACTCCATTTGGTAGGTATCAGGGTATGAATAAATCAGAATTTACAGAAGCTACCAAATATATTAGTTGTTTCACAATAGAAATAGTTGAAATCTAACCAAAACGCCCTTCGGGGCTATTTTTTTGCGCAAAAAAAAAGGAGCAGTCATAAACCGCTCCTTTTTTGCACTACCAAAACATAACCTAACATCTATTTTTTCAAATCGCTTATATCAATTATTACAACTGCTTTCTTATCATTCAAAAAGGTAAAGTAATCGTATTGCTGAATCGGAGCAGGTTCTAATTCTTTCTTTGTAGCTGGGGTTTTATTCATTCATCTAATTTAGGGAATATTTTAATTAAAAGTATTTGTTTTTTTAAATAAATTAGTTATTTTTGGGAGTACTTAAACGACAAAATAATGAGCGAATTACCTAATGAATTGGTAGAAATTGCCAAAAATGTAAATGTAGAAAAAAGAAACGAGGTTCAGAATGTTCTTAACAGCGTCTTTGCAGGTGTCTCCAAGATGCGAGAGCAGTTGGATCTAGTCGAGGTTACAAGCGAAGACGATAAGGTTAATATAAAGCTTGCTAATACGATCAGGCTTGGTATTCGGCAAGTTAGACTAGATGCCGAAAGAACCTTTGACCAAAAAAGATCCGAGGTTCAGGAGCTAATGATTTCTTACAAAACACTAGATCAGCTTTGGCTGAAGGGTAAGCAAGTCACGCAAATAATGACTAAAGAACTAGAGGCAAATGCAAAATGGAAGGAAGAAACTAAGATCCGTTTTGACTTGGAAGCAAAGGAATTTGAAACTCAACAAAGAATGATTGAAGTGTTAAAGTTTGATTCTGAAATTAACAGGATTGAATTTGAAAAAATGAGTTCTGATTCATTTGATATTTTCCTATCTGGAGTTGAGGTAAAATTTAATAAAAAAATTGAGGAAGAAAAAAGGATTGAATCTGAGCGATTGGCAAAGATTAAAGCTGATGAAGATGAGCGTGTAAGGATGCAAAAAGAGAATGAAAGGCTTAGAAAGGAGGCGGACGTTAAGGCTTTGGAGTTAAAAGCTGAGCGGCAAAAATTAATCCTCGCAAGGATTCAGGCTGATGAGGAAACATCTAGGAATAACGCTATCCTAGCAGC